TTGCATTTCGAAATGTATGCCTAAGAAAATTTCTTCCTCTCCAAAAATTTTAAAGAAACGTCCACTTAAATCTTCTTTTGAAAATCTCAAGAATTTACGTTCTTTAAAAATTGAATCTGTTCCTTCTGAACTTTTTGTCAAAATTTACGATATAAATCGTAAGTTTGCTTGTTTGGTTCCATCATCAATGGAATCTCAATCAGTTATAGCTCAATATACATCTATAGCCGACTTTATCTTCGACACTGATTGTGTTTCTTATAGTGAATGCGTAGCTTCCGTTTTGGAAAGCCGTATTGATTGTGAAGATGAGGAATTCATTGATAAAGCCATGCTTTTATTATTTGGTGAACAGACTGACAAGAAATTATACTCTTTTCTTGGTAATTTGTTTTGGGATGGATTGCTTAATCCAACTTTGATTCTACCTTTTAGATTTAACACTGTACTTGATGGTGTAGATGTAAACAACGAATGGGCTATAATTTCACGCTTTAAATTTTTAGCTGGTGAATGTAGTGAAGATTGCACCATTATGACCAGCGAAACTAATCTTCCTGATGTAATGAAGTCTTTTGTTAACTTAACTTCTTACCAAGAAATTATGACAACTTTAAAACCTATCGTTACTATTTCCGGTCTTTATAATATTTGGAATGCTGAAGATTGGACTTTAAAATTAGCTGAAATCATGAAATTGATGGAAGCCCACAATCTTTATTGGAATTTAAACACTGAAAAATTAACTGTTTCTGTAGATTGTCTTATTACTTTGTTCAAAAACGTAGAAAATTTACCTGAGTTATTTAAAACTTATATCTCTGGAGGGGATGCGGACTCCCAACCTCCTAACTCAGGTGTTATGCAAAGTGAAAGTTTTGAAATAGATGAAAAAGGGATGCTTGCTAAAGCTTTAAACTTTGGTAAAGAATTTGGCATTCCTGATGAAGTTATTAAATCTTTTGGACCTATTGCAGCGATGTTTTCTACTTCTATAGTTGCTATTGCCTTAATTGGCTGTGGCGATAAAATTCAAACAGAATCTCTTTCTGGAAGCTTTTCAAAATTAATTCATTCAATTGCCATGTCTTGTCGAGATTGGCAAATCGTTTTAAAGTCTCT